GACCACACCCAGCCGGATGTATGCGTGGATGATCTGAGGCCAGGCGAGGACAATGGCGCCATGGCTGATGCACCTGCCGAAGCGATAAAGCACGATGTCGCCCGGCAGGCCGACCTCCACCTGGTGGGCATGAGCCGCTACCAGGCCAAGATACCGTTCGCCGTCCTGGTGCATGTGCCAGTCGGGGGGGTATTCATCGGGGACCACATGGGGCGTGACGCACGCCTGCTCATAGACTTCGGCCAGGAACATGCCGCAGTCCACCCCAGCGCCCTTGATCCGGGCCGCGTGGTGGTAGGGGGTGCCGAGCCACGTCAACGATTCCTGCACCACGGCGAGACGCTGGGCCTGCTCCTCTATGGGGCGGTCCTGGATGAGTGCATGGCAGGCAAGCATGGCGTCGGCGATCATCGTGTCGTTTCGGGAGGGGGCACCCAGGGACATCCCCGGTAGCGGTTTTGGTTCGACCACTTCGTCCCGCAGGTGGCGAAGCTCCGGTCACATCCCGGTGTGACCGTGAACGTGTCCCCAGCGGACGGAGCAATGGGTAGGGGCGTCGAAAGGGTGAGTGTGCCCCCGCTGAACCCCGAGACGGTCCGGCGAGCCCCTGATGCCGCCCCTGACGTCATGGTGAGCGTCCCCAGGGCGAAGTAGCCAGCGGCCTGCCCTAGTGCTGATGGGATGGTCGTGCTGGTGGGGGTCCCGGTCGCCGTTCCGCTGACCGTGAGGGTCGAGAGGACCTTGCCACAGCCAGCATCACCGAAGGCGTTTGCACAGCCCGGCTGGAATACTACCCGTGGCCACGGCTGGGCCAGACGCTCCAGGTCAGACTTCACATGCAGCACCACCTGGACAGTCTCCGGGTCAACGGAGGCCACGGCCCCCTCGAAGATCACTACAGAGCCAAGGGAGGTGTCACCCCACCCGCCCGGACCCATAGGCACCCACTCCAGAAGCACCCGAGCCCCGTCGAAGCCGCCGTTGTGTGCGAAGAGCGGCAGGGGCACTCCGCCCATCATCACCGTCTGGCCGCTGAGTAGCGTCATGTCTAGTGTCTGTGTCTCCAGCCCACGGGCGTGTCGGATGGCCCCGCGGACGATGCCGGGCTGAGTTGACCCATTGTCCGAGGCGCTAGTGAAGGTGTGCCCACCATAGGAAAGCGGCATGTCACAGCCGGTCCAGCGGTAGACGGTGCCGTTCTGAAGCGTGAGGGTGTAGCACCACGCCGCGAGGACGACGGTGTTGGCGTTCAGGTAGGAGATGAGGGGACCGGAGGCGTAGCGCATCACTTCACGCTGATCAGATTGATGGCGCCACCTGACCACGCCAAGTTAAAGAGGCGTTCTAGCGTCAGTTCATCCATGTCGAAACGGACCCGTCGCTGGACGCCATCAACAGGATCGTTGTACAGGAAGGAATCCCATTTCCCCTTGTGTGTCTCGAAGAACGTTACCAGTGTGTTCAACTCATCCACCAGCGTGTTCGCCGAAAAACCGCTCTGCCGGACGAAGTTCAAACTGATCTGGTAACTGTATCGCGGGGTGCTCCAGAGCCCCGCCCGCAGTTCCTTCCCGCTCGCGGCAGACTGCACGATGGTGCTGTATATCTCCTTGCGGGTGACCTTGATGTCGAAGCCCATGAGGGTGTCAGGGAATACGAGATTTGACATCAGAGCCTCCCGTTCCGGCCGCCTTCGCGGAAGATGCGGAAGAGGCTGTCCTGATGCCTCGTGAGAACCCGGTGGACATCCTGCCCGTCCATGGCCTGGATGGTGATGCTGACGTTCCGCCTTTCGCTCCCATGATCCCCACCGGAGGCCATGCTGCGGACGCTCTCGGCGAGGTTGGCAGGGAGGACCATCTCGTTCTTGTGAATCATCGCCAGCGTGTCTTGCGGAACCCGATCCCAGCCGCCCTCTGCCGAGGCCAGTCCCGCCATCGTCAGACCTTCGGCGTAGGCTGCCTCGCCGACACCGGGAGCCATCGCCCAGCCGATCATCGGGATTTCGGCAACGGATGCCATGGCGTTCACGGCGTAAAGAGCTGCGGCGCTCTGAGCCTCGTTCACATTGCCCATCTTGTTCATGGCCAGACTGGTAGCCCATCTGGTGGCCTCCTCAATACCCCACTGCACGAAGAAGCTGATGATGCCGCTGAGAGCCTGGTCAGTTACGGTCTTAAATGCGTTGCCCCATGTCATAGTGCCCTTGACCAGGCCCTGGATGGCGCTGTCGAAGCCGCCTGTCATGGAGCTGAAGAACGAACTCCACCGCGCCCGGGACTTTTCGAGGGCGTCGGCTTCGATCTTCCCCATGTCTAGGTAAGCCTTGCGGTTCAGGGCGTCCTTTTGGTTCTGGATCTTGGTCCAGGCCACCAGATCATCCTTCGCGGCCTTCTGCTCAGTATCGAGGGCATCCAGTTGTGCCCGCAGCTCCTGGGCGATCCCAGCCTTCTTCATGGCGACCCACTGCGCCTCATTTATCCGGCCATAAGCCAGGTCCTGGTCCAGGGCACGGTCCTTCTCTTCGAGGATGGTTTTCTGAAGGTTCAGCTCGTCCTGGGCCGCGAGCTTCGCCAGCTCCAGCTGTTGACGCTGGGCCTTCTCTTCCTCGCGCTGGGCCTTCTCCTTCTCCTTCCGAGCGTTCTCCGCTGACTGTCGGTCCAGGTCGTTCAGGTCGGCGTAATACTTCTGTTGAAGCTCCTTCTCCTTGTTCAGAATGGCGGCCTGCTCGACCGGCTTCCCTGCGGCCTGCTTCTCCTCATCCTTCAATGCCTCCATGGCGGTGTCGAGCTGCTGTTTGTAGGCCATCTTCACGTCGGAGACCATGTCGGCATAGCTCATCTGGCCCGATGCCACCAGCTCCTTGTCGTCCTTGATCTGCTCGGCCACAACCAAGGAGGCAGACCGGATGATCTCCTCATCAGCGGCCTTGGCGATAGCTTTGCGCTCTTCGGCGGCCCTCTTGGCTGCTTCTTCGGCCTTCTTCTGTTTCGCTAGATCCGCGTCTGTTATGCCTTGGAAACCATCTTCTCCTTTCCCCTCCTCATCATCTTTTTTATATTTGGGCGCATCGGACAAAGTTACCGCTGGGGTGAATCCCAGTTTTTTATCAATTTCCTCGCCCGTCTTGAGTGGCCCCCGATTTTCTGACGCGAACTTGTAGAGGCTTTTCCATGCCAATTCTATCTTTTGGGACAATGTTGCCCAACTGCGCCCAGAATCAGCCAACTGCTGATCCATTTTCTCAAGTTCACCTTTTAGTGTCCCGATTTCTACATTGAACTTATCCAATTTTGCGATGGCATCTTGGTCAATGTGCGCGCCCAATTCCTTCAATGCGCCAGGCCCCATCTGCTCGATTTTCTCGGTCATCTTTTCGAGTTGCGGGAGGATCGCCAACGCCCTGCCACCAAGCAGAGCTATGGACACTGCTGATTTTTGGCCGGGGTCCTCAATCGAAGCGATGAGCTTGACGGACTTCGCCAGTGTCACCAACAGATCCTGGTGTGCAAGATCCATCTCATTTGCTGCGATTTTGTTCGCAATGAAAATCTCAGGGTTTGAGGCCATCTTTCGTTGAAGGCCGTTCATGATCCCTGAGAGATCACTGAGCGTCCCGCCGGTGAGCATCAAGGCGTTCTTGTAGACGGTGATATCTTCAAACGAGGCCCCGGTGCGCTTGTTCAGAGCCTCGAAAGATTCGGTCAGTTCGTTCGTCTCCTTGACTGCCTCCATGATGGAACCAACGGCCTCCTTCAGCCCCTCAAACGCCAGCCCCGCGGCGCCGATGGCTAGGGACGCCGCCCCGAACTTCTCGAACGACTCGATCAGGCTCCCGAGGTCGCCCTTTATTCCGGCGGTAGCGGTCTCCGTGTGCTCCTGCACGTCCTTCAGCCCTTGGAGCAGGGACTTCACGTCGGCGCTGATCGTTACAAATATTCCCTGATTGTCAGCCACGGGTCACCTTCCGTTCACTAAAGACACAAGGGCCTGAAGCTCGTCTTGCGACATGGGCCGCACTTCTTCGGGCTCTTTGGCCTTGTGGCCCATATAACCCTTCACAAGGAGGTGCAGAGGCGGGTTGTCCCACCAGTAATCGAGGAGATCCGCAATGTCTGGCCACGGCGTGGAATCCAGTTGGTGGATGGTCCACCCCGTGGTCGTGACGATGAGCCCTGTGAGACGGCTCCAGTTCAGGGGTTCGTCTGAACTGGAGCGACGGCTTCCGGGCGAGAGAACGTTGCCTTGTATACCGCGAAGGCGGCGGCATCCAAGACTCCAGGGGCGATACCGTCAAAGTCTTCATCGGTAGCCTCCGGGTAGGCCAGCTTGAGGAATCGGATCGAGCGGTCAGTGAGATCGAGCCGGGATAGCCCTTCGGTGGGTTCCGTGAGGGCATCCACGATGGGCTTGTTCCTTTTGATGACGCCGTAGGTGAGGGCTGGGATCTTGGACAGGTCCATCGTGACTTTCGTTACTTCGTGCAGAGCCATGGTCTCGGCCTCCATGTTGGCCCCGCGCAAGGGCGGGGCCGGGTTGGTTTACTCGGTGGTGTAGAAGTCGATCACCCTGCCGCTGCTGTCCGCGAAGCATTCAAAGTCCAGATCCTGCTCGGTGTAGTCCTCGTTCTTGAAGGCGAAGGAAAGCTTGGGGATCGTGGCCGCGTAGAGTTTCAGCCCGACGTTCTTCCCCCGGAAGGAGTTGAACAGGGTCAACTGGTAGACGGTGCTGCTGCCCATGAGGGCGTTCACCAGGGCGTTGGTCTGCCCGGTGGCGGCGCTGGTGTAGCTGTAGCTGATGGACATGGAGTGCGTGGTGTCGGCGGCGGCGAAGGTGTAGACGCCGGCAGCCGCGGAATACTGGCCCGTGGCGGGGGCGCTGGACACGCGGGTCAGGTAGAGGCCGGTGGTGTTGTCGAACACACCCAGGTCATCCAGCCAGTTCACGCTGTTCGCCACGGTGATCTGGTAGGGGGTGCCGGGAACGGCAGCGGTCTCACCGGCGACTCCGATCTTCGAGCCGGCGGACTTCGTGGTGTTCAGAATGGCGGACACGATGCCGCTGTTGATCTGACCATACTTGGCCTTGCCGCTGATCTTGCCGCCGGCGCGGGCCACGTCCACGGGGAACTGGTAGGCACCACGCAGTTCCTTGGTGGTGAAGGAAATGTCCATGGACACGTCCTTAACCACGCCAATGTCGATGGCCTGCGCGGGGGTGGTGGGGGTGATGAGCGTCAGCTTGCCCACGCCAAAATTGTATTGGGACATTTCAGTCCTCCTGTGGGGTGAGGGCCGCGTTCAGGCGCTCTTTGAGCGTGGCGGTGGCGGCGCGGAAGTGGTTGAAAAGCTCCACCGGAAGGGCGGGGCCGTGGTTGTGGAAGGTTTCCAGGAACCAGAGGTCCACCACAATGTCCGTGGCGGTTGGGCTGGCTTCAGTTGCTTCGGTGGGATTCGGGGTATTGGCCATGTCGGGCTCCTATGAGGTGGCGAGGATGTCCAGGGGGATCTGCGCTACGGCCTGCCCCCCAAGGATGCCCTCGTCCGTGATGATTGGTCCGCCGATCCAGCAGTGGCTCACAAGGCCGCCCAGGGTGGTGCCGTAGGTGTCGGGTTTGGCGAAGCCGCCTTGCTCATCCGGCTGGCGCTCCAGGGCCGCCTCCACGCCCTGGATGAGTGTGGCGAGGCGGGTGTCTGGGGCCTCGCTGGGGTCCTGATCCGTGCGGCAGTAGATCCACAGGGTTGGCTGGAGACGCCACGCCGGGGGCAGCCCGCGCTCCTGGACGGGCACCTCATTGCCGTGGGGGATGAATAGGGCCGGCTGGCTGGCTGCGGGCACATCGTCCCACACTTTCCAGTTGCGGCTGACCGTGACGAAGCCCTGGATGGTCTCCAGGCGCTCTAGCAGAGCCTTGTAGATGGCTTCCCGGTTCAGGGCCATGTCACACCACCCTCAGCGCCCGCATGAGGCGGGCGCGAATCTCACCGCGCATTTCCTCCAGGCTCGGCATCAGGAAAGGGCGGGGCGCTTGGTTGACGTTCCGGGTGTGGGCATGGACCACGGACTGCACGGGGGAGATCGGCCTTCCAAACGCCATGCGGGTCGTGCGGGTGAACTCCTTGACCTGCTGGGTGCCGTGGAAACCGAGCTCCCAAAAGCGGCCGTAAACCAGATTTGTGCCCACGCGGGATTCCATGTGGGCCCCGTCCTCAATGAAGCGTTCGTTGATGGACCGGCGGAGGCGCCCCGTGCGGACCTTCAGCACCTGCCCCGTCAGCTTCTCCGACTTGACCTTGGTCAGCAGGTCGCGGGCGAGGCTCCGCACCGCGTCACGGGTGGCGTCCTTCACGCGCGGGGCAGCAAACTGGAACCGGGCCGCCACCGCCTCCGCGCCAAGGATCTGAGCCTTCAGTTCGATGCTCATACCGGCACCACATTCCGCCAGTTGTTCAGCAGGGTCTTCACATCGTTGGGGATGTCCTGGGTCTGGAAGGATACGACCTCGCCCTGGATCGTCTTACTCGCGTGCCCGAGCCGGTCCTTCTCCTTGTATGCCCAGGCGGCCATCTTCACGACGGCCTGACCGATGTCCGCCGGGATCGTGGCGTAGCCTGCCTTGTAGACCACGGCCACATTCCCATAGCCGCTGGTGAACGTCGCACCATCTGTTCGGATGAGCAGGGCGCCCCGATAGACGATGGTCGTCAGATCCACGGCCATGCCGTCCACCGTGAGGCTGAGGACATCGGTCACGGGATACTGGCCCACCATCAGCTTCGGGGTGCCGGTGCCATCCAAAACATCGCTGTAGGTGTTCTCCAGAATGTCGCGGTTCAGGTAGGACTTGACCCACGCTGAGGCCGAAGTCACCAGGGACGCGATGAGTGCGTCATCGGTGGCGCTGGTCAGGCCCAGGTAGAGCTTGACGGCTTCTTGGGTGGTCAGGTCCCCGGTGGCCATGGTCCCTACTCCTCAACCTTCTTCTGGCGGATCTTGCGGGCGGGGGACTCCACGTCCTCAGGCGGGAGGGTGGTGAACCCGTGGTCCAGCAGGACGGCGGCGTGGGCGTCTTCCACTTCAAAGGACCCATCGGGCGATTTCTCATAGTTGCTGCCGCCCACGGAACAGCTTGTCGCATCCGTGTGGAAAAGTTTGATGCTCATGGTGGCTCCTAGAAGTAGGGGCGGGCAGTTGCCCACCCGCCCCTGGGTTAAGTGCGGGATTGGTTAGGCGCCCGCCACATTGGTGAGCTTCAACAGGGAAGCGGGGAAGTAGTGCTGGAGGACCTCATCCGCATAGACGCCGTACTCGTACTTGCGGCTCCGAAGCGGCCACTCAAGCTGGTAGTAGTCGCGGCGGGTCTTGACCTGGAACACATTCCCCACGCCGTTGAGGGGGTAGGGGATCTGCTTGCTGTATCCCAGGATGGTGCCGGCGGGCATGAAGGGGTGGACGCGAACCCGGATGAGTTCGTTGGTGATGGGGTTCAGGTAGGAGCCCACGGTGGCGCCAGCGGCGATGCCGGCCTGACCGGCGCCGTCCAGGTTGAACCGGAACAGCGGGGCGCCCCCGTTGGAGAGGCAGAGTTTGTTGATCAGCCGGATTCCGGCGCTGGAGACTAGCAGGTCGCTGGGGCCGAACCGGAGGTTGTCGAACATGCTCTGCAGGAGGTCGTTCAGCTCCTGGATGCCGCCCGCGCCATCGCTGGTGAGGGTGGTGCCGGTGCCGGGGGTGCCGGTCGCCAGGGTCTTGATCTGTGCGTTGTTCGCGGCCTTGGCGAAGCTCAGGAGGCCGTCCATGTTGTAGGTGGTGTCCTTGGAGTAGTCGGCGGCGGTCAGAGCCGAGGCCAACTGGCGGGTGCCGTTGAGGGGCGCGGAGACAGCCAGCGAGTTGATGCTGGTGATGAACTCCAACCGTTCAGAGCCGCTCGTGCCGATGAACCAGGCGTAGGCCACGGCACCTTCCACGGGGGCCACGGAGCAGGAGAGGACCTGGCCGAGCGTGATGGCCTGAGTCGCGGCGGCGGACTTCTGAGCCGCGCCACCGTTGATGGTGTCGGAGGAACCGTCCGTGTTGGTCTTGGCGATCTGACCAACCACACCGTTGGCGAGGCTGGACCGGCTGAGGCCCTGCGGGGTCAGAGCCACGCAGATGACGGAATAGGTCGCGGCGGACAGGGTGGCGCCGGAGCCGCCAGCGGACAGGGTGGGGGTGGGGGTGGTGCCCAGGGCGATGGAGGCGTTGCCGCCGAGGAGCATGGGCTCCTCCTGGAGCATGAGGGAGCGGAGGAGGCCTAGGGCCGCACGCGCCTTCACATCATCGAAACCCTGAGCGGCGTAGTCGGCCTCGAAGGTCACGAAGTCTTCCAGGCCCAGCCCGACATAGGCGGCGGTGTAGGGCGAAACGCTGGTGGCGATGGCACCGCCACGGTTGCCTTCAGACACGCCGGGGTGGGTGTTTCCGGTGTTGATGCCGGTGATCGCCTTCCAGCGAGTCGCCGTGTCACCACCACCGCCAACGCGGGGGATGTCGTTCCTCAGCATGGTCATGGCAGCCATGAAGGGGTAAAGCGCGAGGGCGGGAGCCTGGAGGTCATAGTTGACCAGACCGAGGCTCTGCGTGAACGACTTGTTCAGCGCTTCGTCTGTGGTGCCGTTGGCCTGGGCGTTCTTCATGGCGTCCAGGGTCTCGTTGAGGTTCATGGTGGAACCCTCCTGTGATTGCCCGGACTTAGCCGAGGCGGGTGGTGAGGATGGGACGGCCGCTGGTCGCATGGACCTTCTTCATGGCCGCCAGGGGATCGGAGGTTACGGGCTCGGCCCCGGCGCCTTCGGACTTCGTGATGGTCTGGTCTTCCTTGCCCTTTTCGATGGGCACAACCTTCAGGGGCTTCTGGCCCTTGAGGGTGGTCAGTTCGCGCTCCAGGTTGA